AAACGCAGTAGGGGGGGGGGAATAATGGAGATTTTCGGCGGGATACTTGGATTGATTGGCATTTTCTTTCTGGTGATGCTATGGATATTGTGGTTTTTATTGCCGTTCGCTGTGTTTGGAATAAAAGACAAGCTGGATAAGATTATTGATCTTTTGGAGAAGTAATATTTTATTTGATTTTTATTACTTATGGGTTTAATGTATGCGTATGGTTAATTTAATAAAAATAGTTTGCAAGCGTTGTTCGCATTCATGGTTTCCCAGAAAAATTGATGTCAGGATGTGTCCTAAATGCAAGTCAACTTAGTTTGACACACCGAAAAAAACCAAGAATGTACGGTAAACTCTTTGAGTCAATGTATGACGGAACCCTGGTTGAAAATTGGGAAGCCCTGATTACATTCCAGCAAATGATAATTCTATGCAATTCCGTCGGGATCATAGATATCACGCCACGGGCGCTATCTTCACGAACAGGTATACCCTTAGAAATAATTGAACGTGGCATCGAAATGTTAGAAAAAGAAGACCCCTATTCAAGGACAAACCACATGAATGGAATTAGAATTGAAAGACTTGACGGGCATCGGCCATGGGGCTGGAGCATAGTTAATCACGCAAAATATAAGAAGCTACAATTGCATGAGGATAAAAAGAAATCAGACAGGGAGAGGATTCAGGCAAAAAGAGACGCAAAAAAAGCTAATAAAATCAAAGATGTCGCAAATAGTCGCAAAGTGTCGCAAATAGTCGAAAGTGTCGCTGATGTCGCTTATACAGATACAGATACAGATACAGATAATTTAAAAACCTTTTGTCCCAACTCTGACGAGTTACGACTAGCCAGCCTTCTTTTTAGTCTAATTCTAGAAAGAAACCCAGGACATAAAAAACCTAAACTCCAATCGTGGGCGAAATCATTTGACCTCCTTCTCCGAGTGGATAAACGAGAATTGTTAGAGGTAGAAAATTTGCTGAGGTGGTGCCAGTCAGATCCTTTTTGGCAGAATAATATTTTATCCCCTGATAAATTTCGGAAGCAATATGACCAGTTGCGAATCAAGAAAAATGGCAATGGCACAGGCCCAAAAGAGGGCGATACCAGATATCATCAGAGGATCAATGAAATATTTAAAGATGGGAAATGGATACGTGACAAATGGGCGATAACAGCATGAGCAACAATGGTAACAATGGCAGGGATGACGACTTTGATTATGTCGCATGGGGAAAAGAGATGAACCAGTGGTGCGACACAGAACTTGAGAAGCTCAACCAGCGTGAAAAAAAAATAATCGGTGCCGTTTCAATCTCTTCCCTAACCAGCAAATCTCTTGCAGTTTATCGGTCTGGCTTGGAGCGGGGCGACTCGACGGGCTGGCGATGTGTTGACGAGTATTACACAGTCAAGCGGGGTGAGATGACAATCGTTACCGGCATTCCCGGATCAGGCAAAACCACTTGGCTTGACGCCCTTATGATTAATCTGGCTAAAAACCACGATTGGCGGTTTGCAATGTTTTCCGCTGAAAATCTCCCGTTTGAGCGCCATGTGTCAACCTTTGCAGAGCAAATCACCGGCAAGCCGTTCCGTGATGGCCCCACAGAAAGGATGAGCGAGACATTGTTTATGTCTGCTTGCGACTGGCTGAACGACCACCTCTCATTTATCGACCCGGAAGAAGACAGGGATACTGTACAGGGGATTCTTGAGTCCGCAGAACATATCGACGATGAGAGAAAGATTGACGGGCTTATAATCGATCCTTGGAACGAAATCTCCCATAGCCGGGACAAAAGCATGAGCGAGACAGATTATATTTCAATCATGCTTACCAAAATCAGAAGGTTTGCACGTGATAAGAATATCCATGTGTGGGTAGTTGCTCACCCGGCGAAGATGTACAAAGGCACAGACGGAAAGTATCCGATACCATCAGGTTATGATATCTCAGGATCGGCTAACTGGAAGAACAAAGCAGACAATTCCATAACGGTATCAAGGAATTTTAGCTTACAGAATGGGTTGATCGAGGTACACGTACAAAAAATTAGATTCCGGGAAGTTGGTAAAATCGGAATGGCCGAATTATATTTCAATAGAATAAATTGCAAATATTACGAAACTGAACATGACTGTAGGATGATGGGATGAAAAAAACAGACACGGGCCATCAATTGGAGATACTTGTTATGCCTGATTGCAAATCTATTATTCATGCTTTTTTGGTTTCAAACAACTATGATGGACTGGCGGCAGAAGATTGTGGGTGCGGACTTGATGACCTTGCGCCATGTGGTGAAGGGCCTTTCCCCTCTTGTGTAGCGGCGAAGAGTCGCGTTTTAGCCGACGGTGAATATATTGGCGAATGTGGCCCCGCCGATACGATATTTGAAGAGGCATAACGATTGAGTTCAGCCGCCAGCTACGGGATTAGCCCATAGGCTGCAAAGCAAACACTTGGCGCGCCGGAACGACTGGTTGTATTTATTTGGAGGTAAGGCGTGGAAAAGAATTACAGGGTAGTGAGATCGACATACAAGGGAAAACATTCATTCATGGTTATATATATTTCTCAAGATGGCATTGAGCACGACGAGGACTCATGGGTCCAGGGTTATTCGCTGGAAGATATCAGGGCCACTCTTAAAAACATGGCAGATGCGCTTAATAAGCCTGCGATGGAAGAGAAAAGGGAAATGGTCGAAATCTAACAGCGCAATAATCGGAAAACGGAGTAAGGGGCATGAAAAATATTAATGATTGGTGGGATGATAACATTAGGTATTATTGGATGTTAGGAAGGGGTTCCGCTAATAAGGGTGAGTTTGATTACCCCAATACGGATAATGATGATCCTAATGATGCAGATGAGAATCAGGCATACAAGGATGGGTTCATGGAAAGGCGGAAAGAGCTGGGTGATTTGTTTAAATGGGGATGAAAGGAGCAAGAATGGGAGAAATTCTTTACACCTACAAGTTTAAGGTAACAAAGGTTGTTGATGGCGACACGGTGTACGGAGACGCGGATCTGGGGTTTGGTGTCAGCATGGCGATTAAAGTCCGGCTGTACGGAATCAACGCCCCGGAGATGCGGGGTCAGGAGAAAGAGGCGGGCAGGAGATCTAAGTCGTTCTTGAAGAATGTGTTGTCTAAATCGTTTAAAGACAATCATCAGATCTACATCGAAACCATCAAGGACAAAAAAGGAAAATATGGGAGATGGCTTGGCATCATCCACGTACAAGGGATACAGATGACAATAAACGCTTGGCTTGTGGCTAATGGTCACGCAAAATATAAGGAGTATTGATCATAAACGGAGGGGTAAAATGAGTTGTCCAAAGTGCGAAGGGTTTATTATGCAGGAGAAACTATGGATTTAATAATCATGCTTTTATTTTTTACTATTTTATACCTGCCAGTAATAATACTTTGCAATAAATGGGAGAAATGGGCTGAAAAAGAAAACCGGAAAGAACAGACTGAAAAAGACGATATCATGAGGGCTTGGGATGTTAAATTCCCACTTTCAGAATTATCCCATTCGACAAAACCTCTTGCAAGAAAGAGTCGAAATTATTGGCATGGATAAATGCAAAACATGAGACTAGACATGAACTGATTTTAACGTTGATTATTAATGTGTGGGAACAGGAATCATAAACGGAGGGGGAAGATGAGTTGTCCAAGGTGTTGCGGTTACATCATAAAGGAAAGTTTTATTTCTGATAATTCAGAAGATGAAACAACTATGATTCGTTGTATGATATGCGGATACAGAGGCGATGATGTAATGATGATAAACAGGATGAGATCCTACGAGGAGTTGAACGAGGCTAGGGGTAAGAGCGGTTCTAAGGGAATATCTAAGGGAACTGCACAGTCACACAGGATTCTTGTAATATAAAATTAGTTTTGGAGGCTTTAGATGGAAAAAGAAAAAAACAAATTTGAATACGAAGGCGAACTGAAGATCACAGACTTTGCTAAAAAGTATGAAATGGCTCCGGGTACTGTAAGTGCATGGATGAGACATGGATACCTTGAAGCTGTGAAGAGGCCTTATATCCACCATACATTAGGTGAAAAACTGATCTGGTTCTTGAAGGATAAAGAGCCCCATAAGCATAAAGGTTTTAAGAACAGAGACAGTCACCGATCTTTCCCTCATGTTAAAGATTCTATCGGTCTCAGAAAGCAGATCTTGCGTGGGCATCTTCCCATGTTTATGGCGTCATCAAATCCAGAGATTCAAAAATACACGCGATCAGACCTTAGTAGTATTCTAAACCTGCCATCAAAAACGTTCAAAACATGGGAACACTGGGGGCTTGCCAGGACGCCATTTGTCGGCAATAAAAAGATCTGGCCATTTTCATGGTATTTTTCAAGGGTGGACATTATAGATTTCCTCAGTGGGAACTGGGATGAGATTAAAAAACGTCAGCAAGAAAGGGCTGGAAGCAAGGCTCAGCTTCAAGCTGATATCAGCCAAGGGAACAATCAGAGGATATCCCTTGATCTCGCCCCTGGAGCTGAAGGAAACGAAGGATACTTTGTTTATCAACACGACAAGGTATTCCCTCATACCTATGAAGGATTTATGGCTTGGGTAAAAGATTTCAAAGTTATGAGAGAGGACAAGAGGTCTCGTAAATTTATACCCGTAGAGTTTTTGGAAAATCAGAAAGAATTCTACAGTAACGCTTTTAAGGTGAAAGAAGATGGAGACCTTCAATATCAGTATGTATGTACAAGCAGACCGAGAGGAGAATTCAAATCATTTGACACGAGAATGATGTTCCTCTTTAGATTTTTTAATATGTTTAGAGAAACGGTTTTGATAGCTGCCAATTCAAAAGATCAGTCTACCTTTGTTCAGTATGACGAGGCTGTAAAAACCATTAAGCATACAGAAAGACTTCGGAATGTCCCGGGCATAAATATTCAGAAAAAAAGCATAGAACTCCTTGAAGGGAAAGGAGATGTTTTTGCTCAGATCGTCCCTATAGCTTCCAAGACAGGTCTTCTTCCGAATGTNACCTGTGTGGTTTTTACTGAGATATGTGATATGAGAGACGAACAGTTCTATTCCCAGCTCACAGGTTCTATCCGTGGCGTTCCTAATGCAATGGTATTGATTGATTCTACAGTATCTCCACGAGGCCACATCTTCCATCGATTATACAAAATTCACCAAAAATCAAAGAGCTCAATCGTTTATTTTCAGCATTACTCGGATAAATATTTTAACCCGGGGACAACAAAATCTTTTCTTAACCATCAGGAATCAACACTTCTCATCACTGAGTACAATAAGTATTTCAGAAACAGATGGGAGGATGGATCTGGGTCGGTGTTCCCGTCCTATTCACTCATGGAGATGAGGTACCTCTGCACAAATAACTCTAATGAAATAAAGCCATCGAAAGAGTTAAGGGAAAAAACAGAGGCTTTGGCAGCTCTTGATGCAAATGAAAGAGAGAAGGAGTCTGACAGGGATTCCTGGAAGATCAAGCTTAAATCTGCAACAACAGATCTCGTATCCGTGGAAGAGAGGTATTCTATCCCCGCGACTACTGAAGATGTCACTCAGCTTTCAAGAGAATTAAAATGCGACTTTATCTTCGGTGTCGGACTTGACAGGGCCAACACCATGTCCGTTCATGATGATAGAACTGTTATGAGTTTAACTGGCCGTGCTGTGATATCCGATGAGTTCAGCCTTTACTTCTTGCTGGATATGATGATTGGGAAAAAGGATGCTAAGCTTACAGACCTTCAAGAGCGGATTAATGTTTGGACTGAGCGGTTCGGCTGGCTGGACAAGATTGCGATTGAAGCATATCAGGGACAAGATTTTCATGATTGGTGTGAGCAAAGCGGGTTTGAAGTCGAGCTTGTTCATCCGAATTACAAAACACAGCTTGAGATATTTTCTCGGATGTGTCTCATCATGAAAGACGGTACGTTTAAATGCCCTCCGGTCCCATACTATACGGATGACAACGGAGCTTTATATCAAGGATTCTCTGATGTGAAGATGGATCTCTTCAAAGAAGAGCTTTCTTCGTTTACTCATGATAGTGAAAAGAGTTGGTTTGGCTCACCAGACAAGAGAAAGAAGGGCGGTGTCAAGGATGATACCGTTTACTCTCAGGGTCTTTCTATCTATGCGACACAGGGTAGGCTTATGGTTGGAAGTTCTCCGCGAGGAGTCAATGATTTTTCAGGTTCAGAGATGAATCAAGACGTGGTCGGTGTTTATTGACCGATAAGGTAGATCGTATTCCCATAATAATTCTTAAATTCAGAATTTATATGGTGGATTTCACGCCGAATAAAACCACATAAAAACGTATAATAACTTAACTTTGCCCCACCTATGTTGAATTTTATTTTACTTTTATGGTTGACCAATAAAATAAAATAAAATACTCTTTATGGGAATGGGTGTTTTAGCAAAAGAAATATACTCCTCAAAAGAATGGGAATCTCTCCTAAAGAAAGATCCCTCTTATGAGATACTCCAGTCTGCCAACTGGCAGGACCCCACCACTTTTGCTTCAACTCATCACGACACAGACTTTCTAGGGCTGGCTCTCTCTAATGACGGAACCAAACAGAAAGAGTTAGGCTGGCGAAATATTCAGTCATTGTGCTGGCAAAAATACAGAACATTCGGACCGATCAATGCTTCTGTAAATTCCAAATCAGATTATGTCACAGGTGATGGCTTCTCAGTCTATTCAGACAATCTCGATATCAACAGATTTCTTGTCGATCTTATTTATTCTAGGAGAAACAGACTTTACCAGTCTATCAATGGATGGATGGTAAGGATGCAGGCAGAAGGTGAACTGTTCACGCTTATTTCTTTTGATGAAAAAGGTTCTGCAACGATAAGAGTCCTTGAGCCATCAAGGGTTGGTCTTGGTGATAACGACGATGGCTTGATCGTTCATCCTGACGACTCAACACAAACATTGTTTTATTCCTACAGGTATAGAGATGATAAGAACGAGTCAATTCCTGACGTCAACATTCTTTTCGATCCGGATCTTATAGAGGCAGCTAAAAGTAATAGGAAGTTTCAGGAAGACAAGACACTTAGATCTCGAAACAGCAATCCCGCCTTCAAGAAAATAAAAGGATATTCACGGTTTATCCTCCACTGGAAAAACCTGACAGGAATTCATGAGTATAGACGTGATACATCTCATCTCAGGACTGTGCTTGAAGCCATTAATCTATACTGGACAGCAATCAAGTGGGAGCTTGACCACAAGAAAGCACAGACGGCTTATACCGTAGAAGTTTCTTTCGATGAATCTCCATCAGGAAGAGTGGCATGGCAAATCTGGAAGAAGATGAGTGATGCTGACAAGGCAAAGACCGGCCTCACAAAAGCACTTACTCCCGGGTCTCGTATCTTTACGATGCCAGGCATGTCTATAAAGGTTCATGCTCCACAGCTTACAAAGCTGTCCGGAGAGAATCAGGATCTACTCAACATTGCAGGCGCTGGCGCAAGGACGCCACAGGATCTATGGCAGGGCCAGTCTTCCGGTGCTTCATTCTCATCATTAAAGATGACACGCCCTCCTTTAATCCAAGAGATAAAAAACATGGGCTTCAAGCTTATGGGGTTTTTAAAATATGAATTCTTAAGAACCTGTTTTTATGGAAAGTCTGTTATCGGTGGGGATTTCCCCATGGAATTTAAAAAGACTGAGGTGGAGGAGTTTACGGATGGGGTTCCAAAATTCAAGGATATAGATGTCGAGCCCATAGAACTTGTCTCAGTCACCTTTCCTGTGATATCGCTGGAGAATGCACCTGAGAAAAAAGCTAATTCACTATTGGGATCTAAACATGCTGGCTTAAGATCATTGGGAATATCTGATGATCACATTGCTAAGCAAATGGGCATTGCAGATCTCGCAAGGCAAAAAAACGAGAGTGCGCTGGAAGAGAAGGTATTTGGAAAGAAACACCTTATAGGTGATGCAGAGGTTGCGGCTGAAGAAGCGTTTTCAGGTGCCGACATAGAAGGAGCAATAGATGAGTGATCTTAGTTTTGAACAGCTTAGAAGCAGAATAGTTCTTGCTCTCGATGAGCTCCATCCTTTTGAATGGACTTGGATTGTGGACATCTATCCAGATCATTTTGTTTTTGAGATGTTCGGGTTCCTATTTCGGAATGATTATCAATTGATCGGGGATACCGTGGAAATTATCGGAGAAGCTGTTGAGGTCATTCGTGTATATGTCCCGGTTGAAGCCGATCTTTCCGTTGAGCAATCTTCAGTGATTGAAAGAAAAAGTTATGAAATGTTTGAGGATTGGGAAAAGGTTGACCAATCAAGTCTGCCGAAGGAAGCCTTTCTATCTGTTGAAGATGAGAACGATTCATCTTCATGGAAGTATCCGTACAAATCTTTCCAAGGAACTTCTCTCGTTGAAAATCCAAAAGGCATCTTATCGGTCTATAAGCAGATCTGTTCTGGAAGCACATCAGGGGTAACGTCTTCCTTGAGAGCAAAGGCAAGGGCGCTGCACAGCAAATACTGGCGCGATGGAGATGGAGAATGAACACACAGAACATGAGGATCTTCCTTCAGGGAGAAGTAGGAGAGGCAGTTGGAGATACCCATCCTGTCGTGATGGTGAAGTCCGGAGTCTCCCCTTTTCCTGTCGGGTTTACATCTGGAGGCCGGACAGAGGCAGTTCATGTTTTCTGGTCTCCTTCAAGAGTCACTGAACTTAAGAATATATTAGAAGAAAGAAAAACTCTTAAATCATATATGGGGCATTCTCTGGATAACGAAAGAGACCTCAACGAATGGATTGGAACGCTTCAAGCTCCTTATGAAATCGTTGCGGACGATGAAGGAGTTTCTTTGATAGGGCAATATAAAGTACATGGAGACAATGAAGGTTCAAAACTGCTTGAAAGTCGTATCAGCGGTGCTCCTTCTGAGATCAAGTTCTCACTTGATTTTTTCTCGAACGTAAAGCCGGTAAAAAGGGACGGAGTGATGGCGCTTGAGGTGACAGAGATCGTCACGGTGCGGTCACTTGATTGGGTTCCAGAGGCAGGTTTTGACAATGGCCTTTTCGATGGGGAAGAGACGGCTCAGACCGTAACACAATCCTACAATAGGCTTCTTTCAATAACACAGGAGGTGGAAAAGATGACACGGAAAGAATTCAAGGATCTTCACCCTGAAGAATATGAAAAGATCGTTCAAGGGGTGCAGGGAAATATTTCTCAGGAATCAAACGAGAAAATATCTAAGCTGGAAGAGGACTTAAAAGAAGCCATCGAAAAGGCAAAAGTCAATCAGGCCTCATCCAAGCAGGTTCCTTTCACTGATTCTGAAGAATACAAGGTTCTTCATCAGGCAAAATCAGAGCTTGAGGATCAGGTCAAAAGCTTGACAAGTATGACCAAGGAGCAGGGAAAGAAAATCGTCATCATTGAAGAGCAACGGATGGAGAAATTGGCAAACGATATTGCTCAGTCTGTTCTTAATGACTCTTCTGTACCGAAAAACCTTCATTCAAAGGTTCGGTCCATGGTAGATCACAGAGACTTTGTGAAGGAAGGTGAAGAGTTCGAGCCCGGATCGGAGTGTTCAAACCTTTTTACTCAAGCGTTTAAGGGCGAGGTTGAAGATTGGGAAGGCAAACTATCTAAATCTGTCGGGGTCGGCCTTGAAACCAGCAAGGATGATGGAGGCGCCTTAACACAATCAACCAAGGATGATCGTGATCTTGCATTCCAAATGGCTCGGTCTGTAGGTAAGATCCGTTCGGATCAAGAGAAATAAAAAACTGGCCGAAATGGTGGTATTTTAGGTTAAAAATTAACAGGAGGTAATAAATGA